TTGCATCTGTTGGTTTGGTGTCGATGTCCTTACCCTTGTACTTCGCCATCTTCGCCTCCTGTGACAGTTGGCTCGATACCGATCTGGGTCGCACCGTAGGGTTCTAAAGCATATTCCACATCAAACTGCTCCATCAGGCTCTTATCACGCTTAATCTGCGCTAAAAGCTCTTCTACATCTTTGCCATAGTTCGACGCCACGTCTTGTAGCGACAAAATGCCATGTTTCAATCCTAGTATTGCGGCATTCATTTCTTTCTGCGGATCGACCCATGACCAGGCTTTACCGCGGAATTGAGACGCATCTGAAAATCTATCAAACTGTCTCAAAGGCAGCGAAAACGAATCTATTTCCATAGCCGCTTCCAACCAAGACTCGTAGACTGGCCTTATGAAATGCTCCATCATGAATTGTTGGATTTGTCTGTAAAAGTCTCTCTCTTCTAAGGCACCCTGCCTAATTGAGCTATAGGATGTCGCTTCTAAATCGTTAGCAAGCGAGGTATATGAAACACCCAAACCACTTGCGATACCTTTCAACACTGATTTATGGAATGAATCAAAGTCACTAGTAGGAAACTGTGGGTCGAAGCTGGTAAATGAAACACCCGTTGGTAATTGATGAAACGTCCCTGGCTCTGCGTCAATAATCGGCACTTCTTGGTCCATTGCGTCTGCGGCAAAGCCATCGCCAGACGGCGACGTGAAGAAACCCATTTTTGACGCGCCAACGCGTGCGTTTACAACAGCTGCTTCTCGAAAGCCCGCTAACTGCTTAATGGCAGATAAAGATCCTGACGTCCAAGGCTCGCCTCTTGTTTGCCCGGCTCTAACAGGCATAAAAAGGTGAATTACCTTGTCAGCTGGTACACGTACGTGTTTAGGACTCTGTGAAGTGCTTGTAAAGTCGTAATCACCAGGATGGTAAGTAAGCATGTGGTACGCGACAGGACGACGAAACTTATCAAACTCCACGCCCATGCGTATCTCGTTGCCGTTTGCTTCGCGCCTGCTCAGTTGTTCATCTACACGATCAGGTTCAATAAATTCAATGGCAAAAGAATCATGGAATGCACTGTTGCGGTGTTTGACAATGAACACCTCTCCATCTCGCGCCAAACCCTCTACGGCCATTTTCTGTGCATCAACCCATGACAATTTGCCATCAGCAGTGCATCGACCGACCTTACCCCATTGTTTGAACGATGATTCTATAGCCGCGTTGCCGATCTCATCCAACGCACCCGTTGCACCTGTGGCTTTGACTTGTAAAGTAAAACCTCTATCGCCAATCACGTTCGTCTTTAGCAAATGTAGATATCTTCTGACATATTCATTGTTACGAGCGAGATCCCGTGACCTGTTACGTAGACGACGTATAACGGGTTGCAACTCGCTATCTGCACTACGATTAGAGTCTCTGAAATCGTTAAACAGTCTACTGACGTTAGCACCTGCAAATTCACGCTTCATAAGCGCTGGTTTTTGCTTTTTTGGACGTAAGAAGTCAAAAAGCGCCATTTAAAATCTCACTCTTATTGTAGAAGACCCAGTTCGACCGCGTCTGACCTTTTCATCGTTGAGATGACGCACAACCTCTCGCTGGTAATATTCCCTGGCATTCATCAGCTCTTCGAAACTCAGCTTTGTAAGTGATCTATTACCTATAGAATAGTTAGATACATCCGAATCAGCCTTACCCTCTAAGAGAGACTCTATCTTTGTTATCATTATCTCTGCGTGGATGCGCGGATCTGCTGAATTAGCGTCGAGGTCGACCAAGATATTGAAGTGACCGCGATCTACTACAATGCGATTACCAGTGCTAGTTTGTGTAATTTCAAGTTGCCAGTTGTACATACCGGCATTAAATGATGCACTTTCTGTACTAGTTACAGTAAAAAGGTAATATGTAGATGCTTCGGTCGCAGCGATTTTAAATTCTGATGCTCCCCCTGCGTCGATTCTTGCCACATACTCTGCTGAATATTCCGAAACAGGATAATCATCTACTAAATCTGATCGTTTCCATTGCGCGAAATCACCCACAACCAGCGAAGCAGGTTCTTTTTCTTGGGCTTCACTAACGTCAAACTTATTCGCCATAATCTATCGCCACGAATTAGTAAATCCACGACCAGTGCGCGGAATGAAAGCGTTTTTTGCAGGTTTTGTCGACTTTTCTGAGGGCTTTTCCTCTTTATCAGTCGCTTTGTCTGCAAAACTATTCACATCCACTCCGAGTATACCATATGCAGCGAGCGCATATACCATACAATCTAAAGCTTCGTTACGAGGCCTAATTTTTTCAAATACACGTCGTTTAAATCCCTTATGAAAGCGTGTCATAACCTTTTCTGCAGTCAATTGACGGAAATATTCCTCATTTAACACGTCAGAAAAGTGCATATAGCCCGCTCCAGCCTCTTGTATCTTCATACGAGCAAAAATAAGATCTTTTGCAGTGTCTACGCCTATAGGAAATAAGGGACACTTTGCAATATTGTTCTTGGTGGGACGTCCAACCATCGGTTTACCCTCACCACCGACACCTTTTATTGCAAAAATACGTCTACCCTGGTTTTTTTTGCAATATGCATACACAGAATTAGTAAAATGACCTCCTGAGTCAACACAACTGCCCCGTATAGCTATTTGTCGCCCTGACTCAGTCTGAAACTGCTTATTTAGAATAGAATCTAAGTTAGTCCACAGTTGCGGTGTGCTTGGGTCACCATACAACGTTATGTGATCGATCACATAAGACTCATCGTCTCGTCCGAAGCCAATAATTGAGATCTCTAGGCGATTATCTTGCACATCGACGCCTGCCGTAAGTAAAACTACGTCGTCAGGCACGTTTGGCATCGGCTCTCGACGCTCGGCAAGCAAAAAATCATCAATTTGTTCGCCAGAATCAACAAACGGCTGACCTAAATACGTGTTCGTCCACACTCTTAGCTGCTCTGGACTCTTTTTGACGCTATAAAAGTCTTTGACCCCGTCAGATAGAGGTGTCCACGGTGAATAAAGGCCAGATATTGCGAAACCAGCAATACCTTTGAAGTCCGCCTCTCCTATCCATCGTCCATTACGAATGGACCATCGACGATCAGAATCGGTCCACAAAGTCCCACAGTGATCACACATGTAAGCAGCAGTGTCGGGATTGCTGTCTTTCC